CGTCAGAACCACCGTATAAGTATTTTTCAATTTCATCGAAAGTAGCGAGGTCAATAAAACCAGATGTTACATTAGAAGTTGTTAGAGTCATTTTATTTAATTATAATAAATATTTTAAATAACTTTTTTTATTTAAATTTCTAATTTAAAATTAAATAAAAAATTAGTTAAAATGGATAGTTATGATATAATACAAATAGATAATAGATTTAAAGAAGATATTAAAAACAGAAATAATGATATAGTAAAATATAAGAAATTACTAAATGAACTAGAATTAACATTAAGTAAAGATAATAAGGAAAAAATTAAGAAAGTAATTATTAGAGAATATGATGGGGTTAAACAAAAAATAAATGATATAGAAAATAATAAAAAATTAAATTTTTATCTACTAGATACAGCACTTATAATTGAAAAATATAAAGAAATATTAAGAAAACCTATAAAAATAAGTTTTTTAGGAAAAAAACCAAAGAAGAATATCGAAAAAGAGAGGTTAAAAAAAAGATATTTAAACATAATAAAAAAATATAAAGATATTGTAATTAATAATAATGAAGATAATTACAAATGTGAAAATTGTGGTAATTCGAAAAATTTTGATATATTAGAAAATAATATATATATTTGTAAAAATTGTTTTTCACAAAAAAGAATGATAAAATATATATCATCTTATACAGATATAGAAAGAGTAAATATTTCAGTTAAATACATGTATGATAGAAAAATTCATTTTAGAGATTGTATAAATCAGTATCAAGGTAAACAAAATAGTACTATAGAAAAAGAAGTTTACAAAAATCTAGAAATACAATTTAGATTACATCATTTACTATTGGATAATAAGATAGGGTTTGAAAAATTTAGAAATATAACAAAACAGCATATATTAATTTTTCTCAAAGATTTAGGGTATTCAAAACATTATGAGAATGTTCATCTAATCCATTATACATTAACAGGTATAAAACCTGACGATATAAGTAGTATTCAAACTAAATTATTAAATGATTTTGACATACTAACCGAAATATACGATAAAATGTTTAAAAAACTAAAAAGGAAAAATTTTATAAATACACAGTATGTATTATACCAGTTATTAAAAAGACATAGACATAAGTGTAATAAAGATGATTTTACAATTTTAAAAACGGTTGATAGAAAATCTTTTCACGATGATATTTGTAAAAAAATGTTTGAAAAATTAGGTTGGAATCATACACCTTTTTATTAATATTATTTTTAAATTTGAATATTATTTAAAAAATAATATTGTTTAAATTAAAAATATGTCTGAATCATTTAATTTTAGTATATATGAAGATAATAATAATAATTTTGTTGGATATGAAATTAGTAATAGTTATGTAGATAATTTCAATACTTTTGGGGAAATATTTGATAGTATAACTGATAGATTAGAACCAAGAAATGTAAGTATGAACTTTGAAAATATTCTACAATTATATATGAGTGATATATTTCAACAAACAAATATGAATACGTTAGACCCAGTTGAAATTGCAATTCAGGAAAGTTTAAATAATTATAAACACGCTGAAAAGAAACCAATAAAATTACAAGTGAATACTAAAAAATTTTCCGAAACAAAAAAGAAACATACAACTTGNACAATATGCCAAGATGATTTTAGTTATGAAGATGAAGTAAGTATACTTGAATGTAATCATTATTTTCATGAAAAGTGTATTTCTGAATGGGGTAAATATAAACCTGAGTGTCCTAATTGTCAAAAATCTATAAAATATTTTATGGAAAAAGAAAAACAATAAATTAAATTATCATTTATAATAAATGATAATTAATAAAATTAAATCTTACTGGAATGATAATGGATTTGAGATATTGGTATTAATAATAATAACATTTTTATTATTATTCGGTGCTTGTAATAAAATAAGAGGTAAAAGAGGTACTTGGTCAAATTCGTTTTATTATTCAAATTCTGTACAAGATTTTAGTATAGAACAAAATATTAAAAAACCAAAAGGAAAAGATAGTAAAGGGGAAATAGAATGTAGAAGGGTATTAGAACATATTTTTAGAAAACCTTTTAACAAAAGTAGACCTGACTTTTTAAGAAATAATGTAACAGGTGGAAAACATAATCTTGAATTAGATTGTTTTAATTCACAATTAAGACTAGCTGTTGAATATAACGGTCAACAACATTACAAATATGTTCCTTACTTTCACAGAAACAGAGAGGCGTTTTATAATCAAAAATACAGAGATGAAATAAAAAAACGAACCTGTAAAGACTATAATATAACACTGATAGACGTTCCATATACAATTAAACACAAAGATATTAAAAATTATTTAGTAAATAAATTAATTGAAAAAGGTTATAAATTTTAAAGTGGTATATAATAAAATTATGTTAAATAGACAAAATTGGGAAAATACTATAATTAATATTTCAAGAAACAATATCAGAATTCTTGATAATATTATTTTACAAAAAAATTCAGTGATTATTTTCGATATAGATAATACTCTAATTGATAAAGAAGGTAAATGTATTATTCCTATATCTATTTTGTATTATTATGCTAAAATGATAGGATTTATACCTATTTTATTAACATCTCGTAAAGAACATTATAGAAAATATACAATATCTCAACTTAAAAAATGTGGAATTCATGATTATTATTATTTGTTAATGAGAGATAATGAAGATGATATTAAAAAATTTAAATTACAATCAAGAAAAAAGATAACTGAACTTGGATATAAAATTACGATGTCTATAGGTGATAATGTATGGGATATATATGGAGGTTATAATGGTATATCTGTTAAAATACCATTATATTAAAAATATAATGGTATTTTAATCTTAGTTTCGTCTATTTTTTCGTCGAGCCTTTGCCCATTTTGGTGTAGAATTATCTTTCAATAATGATTTTGGAATCCCTTTAACTCTTTTATCTTGTTTTTGTGTATCTTCTTTTTCATCTCCTGTATCTTCTTCTGTATAAGAATTGTCATCGTCAGAAGATTTATAATCTGTTAAATCTTCTTTATCAATATCTTCGTCGTCAACAAAATCATCGATTTGCCCNTAAGATAGAATATCGTAAACTTTTTCCATTCNAGATTCATTATCATCGCTACTTCTAAATTTAAAATCTATTTCTTTTAACTTTCCATCAAATTTTCTNTGGAAAGAATGTGAATTCAACTCTAACTTTGTCATTTGTTTAGCTGTAATAGCNGAAACAAAATGTTCTAAATCTAAATCAAAAGTACTTAATTCGTCTAACATATACCAATTAACCATTTCTAATTGNTTTTGTAAATTTTCTAACATTTTTTCATTACCTTCGTAANGAATAAAATAATACCAACTTTCAATTTCTTTATCGTTTGTTTCCATTAATACAACATAATTCCCTTTCATATTATGTGTTGGATTATACTCTTCATCTGAAAATACGTCTTCTAATTTAGTCTTTTCACTCATTTTTAATTTTAGATGTTAATTTTTTAAATATTAATAATTTTAAAGAAAGAATTATTAATATTTAAAAATGAGTAATAATGTTTCAAGAAAAAAATATGATATTCTTAAAAAAAAAGCTCATGCTTGGAAAAACGTATCTGATACTTATAAAAAAAATTACGAAGATATTTTAAACAGATATAACGAAATAGTTGATAAAGAAGATAAATATATAAAGTTAGATTTTAAACATGAATTAGAATTGAGTAAACGTGATAATATTATAGAACAACAAAAAGAAAAAATATTAGAATTAAAAGAAAATATGAAAGAACTTAAAATAGATAATCGAGAATTGAGAAATGAATTTATAAATAAATTTAAATAATATAAATCTTAATATTAGATTATGCTACTTCTAAAAAATAAAGAATTTCAACTTAGATTATATTTGCAATCACATAAAAGTAATATTCCTCTTTTATTACATTATATCAAACAATCTTGTGAAAATAATATTATAGAAACAATTGTACTTGTNTTTAAAATAAGAGACTGTAGAAATGGTCTNGGNGAACGAAAAATAGGAAGGTATCTATTTATATGGTTAATGTTAAATTACCCTGAATATTTTATTAAAGTTTGTAATTTAATTCCGACATTTGGTAGATGGGATGATTTATTCTATTTAATATCACTGGATACATGTGATATAAATTTTTTAAACAATAATTACATATCTAATATTAAAAATATAAGTCTTATTAGAGAAATACAANATAATATATTAAATTTTATAATAGAAACTTTGCAAAATGATTTAATTAACATGAATAATAAAAAAAATATTTCTTACTGNGCAAAATGGTTTCCTTCTGAAAAAAGTTCAGTTGAAAAAAAATTTAAGATATTTAAAAAAGTTTGTAAAATTTTAAATATTTATCCTAAAACTTTAAGGAAAAAATATATTACACCTCTTAGATCTTATTTGGATGTTGTAGAAAAAAAAATGTGTGAAAACAAATGGGAATGTATTAATTTTAAAAATGTTACAAGTGTTTCTTTAGTAAAATATAAAATGGCTTTTCAAAATAATTGTAAATCAGAATTTGAAAATTTTAATAAAACAAAATTGTGTTTAAAAAAAATGTATCCGTATGAAATTATTAGTAAAATTATTGAAAAAGATTCTTCTAATATTGTTCTTGAAACTATATGGAAACAGTTTTCAAAAAATATTAAACATATGTCTAAAACTGTATTTTGTATTGATAATTCACCTAGTATGAAAAATTTTAATTCATATGTATCTTTGTCATTCGCTTTATGTATTTCTGAAAATTATAAAGGAATTTTCCGAAATAAGATATTAAATTTTTCAAATACACCAGAATTTCATACTATAACTGAATATAATTTGTACGAAAAATATAAACAAATTAAAAATATAGAATGGGGTGGTGCAATAGATTTTAACAAAATCTATGATTTAATACTTTGTAAATGTTTAGAAAATAAACTTGATAAAAAAGATGTTCCAGAAAATATATTAATTATTACTGACATAACTTATAATGTTTGTAATACAATTAAAACAGATTTTCGATATATTGATAACAAATATAAAACACATAATTATATAAAACCAAAACTAATTTTTTGGAATATGATTATGGAAGAAAATTCAAATTTTCCTTATCTAATATCAAATGATATTATTTTAATTAATGGTAAATCTAAAATACTAATAAATCATTTATTTAAGAATTCTTTTAATCCACAAGATATGATTTCCGATATTATTAAAACAGAAAAATATAAAAATATAATTACGAATTTAAAATAAAATTGATATTTCTTTTGATTTATAGAATAATATTTTAAATTTAAAATGGATAAATGTTCTTATTTCCTAAAGGATAAAGCTATTTTCGGTAGTTATCCAACACAGGAAAATGTATATGATCTCGAAAAAAAAGGTGTAAAATATTTTATTAATTTAACATACCCAGATGAAAAGTTAATTATAGAATATAATACTAATAATAATATTATCAACTTTCCTATTCAAGATAGGAAAGTACCCAATAATATTATTTCCTTCTCAAAACTTATTATTAAAATTTCTTTTATTATAAATGAATTAAAAGAAAATGAATTGATTTATATACATTGTAAAGGGGGTCATGGTAGATCAGGGATTGTAGTTGCATGTTTATTATGTTATATTTTTAAAATTTCCCCTTTAGAATCTATCGAACTTACAACAAAATATCATAATAACAGAACTAATATGAAAGAAAAATGGAGATATATAGGTTCTCCTCAAACATTTTTTCAAAAAAATTTTGTTTGTAAAACATTTAAACCTATTTATTTTTTTAAAGCTAACAAAATAGGTAATTCTGTAGGATTTTCTAATTTTTCTTTACATCCTGTAAAAATAGAAAATTTAGGAACCTTTCATACTTCTGAAGCAGCATTTCAATCTTATAAAAATAGAAATAATAGAGATTATGTTTTAAAACAACAAAATTCAAAATCCCCTTTTATTTCAAAATTATTAGGTTCTAAAATAAAACAAACTGAATTTTTCAATAAAAATAAAGAAAAAATAATGTATAATATATTACTTCACAAATTTACACAAAATATAGATATTAAACAAAAACTTTTAGAATCCGGATTAAGACCTATTATATATAGTTCAAAATCAGATTATTTTTGGGGTATTGGTAATAATAATACAGGTTATAATAAACTCGGAAAATTATTAGAAAAACTTAGACTTCATTTTTTCTTAAATTTATAATAAAATTAAATTTTATTATAAATTAATTTACAATTTTTTAATTTCAAATAATGCTGAAATTTGTATAGACTGATTTGGTTCCGACGGAGATGTATTATCCTCTAATCTTGTCTGAAATAATTCACCATTCGGTAAATATACTGAAAATTTTAAATTATCGTTTGGTTTAAATTTTATTGTTTGTGTCATACCATCTCCATTAACTTTAATAAAATCTGACTTTTCAAAATTATCTGTATCGTGAATAGTAGCTCTAAATAAAGATTTTTTCATATTAGGATTATTAGAATATATTACACCATTATCTATTGAATGATAATTACTCATATTAGATAATCCTACTGAAAAATATGGAAAATTAACTACTTTATAATTATTTTTTAATATAACATTTGGTAATGATAAACTTAATAATGATATTTCATAACAAGTTAGATTTTGTCTCTCTGTTGTATTTCCATTAACCATTAAAGGTATTTCATTATCTCTTGAAAATTTTAATAATTCATAT